ACGCCAACGAGGCGCTGATCGCCCTCGAGAAGAACCTCGGCATGGCCGGCCGCGTCTACCGCGGTGTTGACAAGTCGCCGCAGTCGCGCGGCTCGACCATCAGCATCCGCCGGCCGTCCACGTTCACGGCGCTGGATGCTCCGTCCACCGCCCAGGACATCGAGGCGGGCAACGTCGACGTGACCCTGAGCAACTGGAAGGAGGTCAAGTTCAAGCTCACCGACAAGGAGCTGACCTTCACCGGCCAGCAGATCATCGACGAGCACATCCGCCCGGCAACCTACGCGCTCGCCAACAAGATCGACACCGATCTCGTGGCGCAGTACAAGAACATCCCCTGGTTCTACGACCAGGCTGGCGCGTCGATCGCGTGGACCGACATCACCGGCACCCGCAAGGTCCTGCGTGACAACGCGGTACCCCTCGAGGACGAGGGGATGATGCACTTCATGGTGGACGGCGCCGGCGAGGCCGGGCTGCTCAACCTGGCCGAGTGGACGCGAGCCGATGCGTCGGGGTCGAGTGACTCCCTGATGCGTGGCAGCCTCGGCCGCCGGCTCGGGATGGAGTTCTTCGCCAACCAGAACGTGGCGACCCACGTTCCGGGCGTTGCGGCCGACGCCACCGGTGCGCTCACGGCGAACGCGGCCAAGGGCGCGACCACGATCGCGCTCGACAGCATCACCACGGCGGGCACCATCAAGATCGGTGACTCGTTCATCATCACGGGTGACTCGCAGCGGTACGTGTTCACCGAGGACAAGACGGCATCCGGCGGCGCCATCACTTCGATCGGGATCTTCCCGGCGCTGAAGCAGGCTGCGCTCTCGACGGCGGTGGTCACCATCAGCCTCGACGCCCACGTCGCCAACATGGCGTTCCACCGCAATGCGTTCTGCCTTGCGATGGCGCCGCTGTCCGAGATGGGCAACACCCTCGGCGCACAGATCGCCACGGTGACCGACGAGCGGTCGGGGATCTCGGTCCGCAGCCGCGTCTACTACGTCGGCAACTCGTCCGAGGTGCACGTCGCCCTGGACTGCCTCTACGGCGTGAAGACGCTCGACGCGAACCTCGCGGCTCGGCTCCGTTCGTAACCGGCTGGGTGTGGCGTTGGTCTTCGGACTGGCGCCACGCCCGTTCCCATTCTTGACCCAATGAGGCGGCACCATGGCGGAACTTGAGACGCTCCGGGTTCACTGGCTTGGCAAGTTCGACGGCCGCGCGGTGCTCATCAACGCCTCTGACTTCGACCCGAAGATCCACGAGGTCGCGCCGGTTGCCGCCGATCCGTCCACGGTCCCTGAGCCGGTGGCCGAGGAAGTGGTGGCCGACGCGACCCCCAAGCGCAAGGCGAAGGGCAAGTAAGTGCCCCTCACCCTCGTCGCCACGGCCGGCGCGTCCGACGCCAACAGCTACAACACCGTCGCGGATCTTGACGCCGTGGCGGCCACGCTGTTCCCGCGTCCGGATGCCTACGAGTCGGCGGATGAGGATGATGTCGCGCGCGCCGCAGTGACGGCGACGCAGTTCCTCGAGCAGATGGAGTACGTCGGCGATCCGGTGAGTGCCACGCAGGCGCTCTCGTGGCCGCGCTATCCCGTCCGGAAGCCGACGGGACGCGACTACTACCTGACGACGGAGATCCCGCCGAACGTCCCGCTGGCGCATGCCAGGCTGACGTTCTATCTGCTGGAGCAGGCGGACAAGGGGATCGATCCGTTTGCGGTGCCGGGCAAGGCGGGGCTGACGCAAATCGCGCTCGGCTCCGAGTTGAGCATGAGCTTCGAGGCCGGGGCGACGAGTGTCACCCCGGGCCGTCGGTTCCTCAACACGGTGGTCCGGACGATCCTCGGCCCGCTGGTCTACGCGGACCAAGTGAAGGTGATCCGGTGAATCTCGCCGCCATCGTCAAGTCGGTACTCGATGACGCGCCAGCCGAGATCAAGCAGGCCGTCGTCTTCCGCGATAAGGATGGCAACGCGGCGCGCGGGATCTGTACCGTCGTGGCCGGTGCGGCGAATCGATCTGACGACCTCGACGGATTCAAGGCTGGTGCGATGGTGAGCGAGAAGACCCGCCGCCTGACCCTCCACCCCGATGGGTTGGCGTTCGTGCCGAAGGCCGGGCACACCGTCACCCTCGAGGACGAGACGGTCTGGAATGTCGTCGGCTGCACACCGCTCGCCCCTGGTGGGGTGCTGGTCTACTACCGCGTCCGGATCGCCCGCTGATGGACACCTTCGCGAAGGATTTGAGTGGCATCGCGGAGCGCCTGCACGGCAAGGCCGAGCGGCTGTGCCGTGCGAGTGCCCGGGTGCTCTACAACGAGATGTCGAGCGGCGGCCGCTACTCGCCCGGGACGCCGATCGCCGATCCCTCGCTCTGGATCGAACCACGGCCGCACGTCGGTGGTTTCGCCCGCGGATCATGGGCGGCGTCGACAGAAGGCGTGCCGGAGAGCGGTCCTGGGAACATCGGCGCCGCGGATGCGCAGGTGGGCGGGGTGATCGAGGCGCTCAAGATCGGCGAGACGCTGACGGTGGCCAATCGCGCCCCGTACATCCGCCGCCTCGAGTTCGATGCGCACTCCACGCAAGCACCTGATGGGTTCGTCCGGCCGGCCGTTGAAGCGTGGGGGCTGATCGTGGATGAGGTGGTCACCTCGCTGGCGGGCCAGTGAGCCGCCACACCGAGGCCCCGGCGGCTCTACTGGCGCTGCTGGAGACGGTGCCGGGAATTCCGGCGCGCGAGCACTGGGCCGAGCCGAACACGGAGTACGAGCCGACGGTCGGCACACCCTACTGCTTCGTCCGGTGCTCGCCGGCCGACGAACAGCGGCGATCGCTGCCGGCGCGCAACGCCAGGATGCGTTTGCCAGGGGTGCTGCGGGTGACGCTCTACCGGCCGCTCCACGAGGGCGAGGACACGGCTCGGGTGCTCGGCGAGGCGATCCTCGACGCCTTCGCGCCCGGCACGACGCTGACGAATGGCGCGACGACCGTGACGATGGACAGCGGCCGGATGTCTTCGGGTGGCCGAGATATCGAACCAGGCTGGTATACCGTGCCGATCGATCTGCGGTGGCACGTCGATTTCATCAACGCACTGCCGTGAGGGACTGACCAATGACGATCGCATCGGGCACCGAAAAGGTCGTAGTCATCAAGCGAGAGACCAGCCCCGGCACGATCGCCGGGGCCTCTGGCGCACAGGCGCTGCAGCGCGTCAACCTGAACATCGCGCTGAAGAAGGACATCTACTCGAGCGCCCGGAAGACCAGCATCGGCATGAAGTCGGACATGCGCCACGGCGTCCGTCGCGTGCTCGGCACGTTGGATGACGAGCTGGCGCCTGGCGCGACGAAGATCGCGATGGAGGCGGTGCTCCGGAAGGACTTCGTCGCCGGTGCCACGACGGGCGCGATCACCACGGTAGCCGCGGCTGCTGGCCCTCCGGGGACGTTCACGCGGTCGTCTGGCTCCTATTTCACCGACGGCTTCAAGGTCGGCGACTGGGTCCGGTGGACCGGCTGGGCGACGACCGGAACCGCCAACAACACCCGCAACTACCAGATCACTGCTCTGACGGCGCTGATCATGACGGTGCGCGGCACGAACAACGAAGTCGTCGCGGCCAAGGTGGCAGGCGACTCGGTCACGTGCACTGCCGTCGGGAAGAAGTCGTACGTCCCGAACACCGGCCGGACCGACTACAGCCACACCATCGAGGAGTGGTACGCCGATATCGCGCAGTCCGAGCGGTACGTCGGCTGCAAGTTCTCGTCGATGAAGGTCACGATTCAGCCGACCGGCATGGCGACGATCTCCTATACGATCGTCGGCCTCGACCTGCAGGCCGGCACGGCGGCCTACTTCACCTCCCCGACAGCGGTGATTACCACCGGCATCCTGGCGGCGGTGAATGGCACGCTCCGGATCGCGTCGACGGACGTGGCCGTCCTGACCGGACTCGGGTTCACCCTCGACTGGGGCACCGACGGCCAGCCGGTTGTCGGATCCAACGTTCTGCCGGCGCTGACCCATGGTGGCGCCACGCTGACGGGTTCCTTCCAGGCCTTCTTCGAGTCGGCGACCCTCCGCGATCTCTTCATCAACGAGACCGAGGCGGCGCTGCAGTTCGCGATGACCACGAACAACACGATCACGGCGGACTTCCTCGCCTTCGTCATGCCGCGGATCAAGGTGAACGATGCGGCCAAGGCGGATGCGGCGACGGGCATCGTCCAGACCCTCCCGTTCGAGTCGCTGTACGACTCCACGGGTGCGGCCACGACCGGCACCGATGCGACGATCCTGTCGATTCAGGACAGCTCGATCTAGTAGGGTACCACCCCGCCGGCGCTGTGTCGGCGGGGATCTCAGGGGGGTATGCATGTCCGACTTCAACGTCGAATTCGTTCCGGTGGCGAAGTTCCAGCCGAAGCACCCGGGCACCCGGCTCCCGATGGAGCGCAACGGCCAGCCGACGTTCCTGCTGCTCTACGGCAAGGACTCGCCAGCGTTCCGGAAGGTCGTTCGCGCGCAGCGGAAGCGGCACGTCGAGGAGTTGTCGAAGAACCGCGACTACATCCCGACGGATGAGCAGGCCGAGGCGGACGCGCTTGAGGTGCTGGTCGCCTGCACCGCGGGGTGGGAGAACGCCGCCTACAAGGGCGTTGAGGAGTTTTCGCCGGAGCTCGTGAAGACCATGTACGCCGAGCAGTCCTGGCTGCGCGAGGATGTCGACCGCTACATCGGGGATCGCGCCAATTTTTTGGCGCCCTCGAAGGCCAGCTAGTCGCCTTCGCGCGCTGGTTCTTCGACCAACGTGCGCCGGTGAAGGGGTCGAAGTCGAGCAAAGGGGACCACGAGGAAGCGGTCGCGCGGCAGCTGGGGCGACCGATCCGCGCGCAGCCGAAGGTCAAGTGCCCCGAGGGGCTGCGGTACATCTGGGACTGGTTCCTTGAGTTGACGGGGCGGCGGACCGCCGGGGCCACGGCGTGGAACCCGCTCTCGTATCTGGAAGTCGAGGC